TAGCCTTGTTTGTCGGGAGTTGGGGCTTACTGTCAGCCCTAGTCTTGATAAACTCCGCAAGGCAACTATCAATTGGGTAATGCAACCCCTAGGTATTAATACTACCGATAAATATTTGGATAAAAAATTTTGGCTGGATTCTAGTGATCGCTTAATGTATGAAGGTAAGGCTCCTGAGCTTTCTGAAACTAAAGCTGCTAGAATGCCAGCGTTCTTTGAGCATAGCAATGTCAATCTCCCCCAATACGCTTGAAGTCTTAGGAATGAATTCCCGTGGACTTATCCTTGCATTAGAAGAATCATTTCCACCAACCAACCCTAACCCTGAAGATACAATGGAAAAAATTATGTTTAGATCCGGGCAGCGTAGTGTTGTTGAGTGGGTCATTAATTATATGGAGGAGAACTAATGGCTTTGACAATAAGAGATTATATGGCTTGGGTTGGGCGCTCTCCTGAGCAACAAAGATATTTTGATGCCAGTGGTAATGTTAGCTCCAACTATTCGTCAGTACCATCACAACAAAATCCCACACCTATTTATACTTTCACATCCAAAGCTCCAAAAAAAGGTGGTGGGTTTACATATGGTACTCCAATTAACGTTTATAAAAAAGATACACCAGTTGCTGCTACAACTGCCGCTGAAACAAAAACAGAACCAACAGTAGAACAAGCCGCTCCCCCAGTAATAAATAACGTTTATCAAGATCGAATTAAGGACTTGGAGGCCACAAATGCTGCTAGAACCCATAGGTTTTCTACAGAATTTGGTCAGTCCAAAGAGAGATTTGGACATAAAGATTATGAAGAAGCTTTAAAAAGTGGTGGTTCAAACACAGATATTTTTAATTTCCTTGACAAAAACCAGAGTCTTTTAGCTGGTGGTAATGTTGCAGGCCAAGCCGGAGGTTTGTATGAAACACTTAAAATAAAAGCAGCTGAAGAGACAGCAGCTAAAGAGACAGCAGCTAAACCTGATTTCGGAGCACAGCTTGCAGAAATGCAAAGTCAGCAAACTGCATACTTAAATGATTTACAGATACAACAAAACCAAAGGTTAGACCAAATGGCAGCAGAACAAAAAGCAGCTGCAGAAGCACTAGCTTTAGGTCAACGTACTTCTCTGCAAAACCAAGCTAGAGCCGGTCAGGTAGGTGCATTACAAATTGGTGGTGCATATGAAACTCCACGTGCTGGTGGTACACAAGGATTTAAACGCAGGAAACTACAAATTAATCCTGTCACTACAAATGCTTTATCAGGTATCCTTGGTGGTACTAGCGCAGCAACACAAACTAATGTATTGAACGTCTAATGACAGCTAAAACACGATACGACAGATTGTCTTCAGACCGTTCCCAGTTTCTTAATACTGCTAGACAAGCAGCAGATCTAACTCTACCTTATCTTATCCGAGAGGATGAGACTTATACTAAAGGCTCACTAAAACTTACAACACCGTGGCAATCAGTTGGAGCTAAAGGTGTGGTGACGCTTGCAAGTAAATTAATGCTTGCATTGCTACCTCCACAAACCAGCTTCTTTAAGCTACAAGTTAATGATATTAATTTGCCTGAAGAATTAGGACCAGAGATTAGATCAGAACTTGACTTGTCATTTGCTAAAGTTGAACGTACTATCATGGAATCCATTGCGGCTTCTAGTGATCGTGTTGTCGTTCATCAAGCACTAAAGCATCTTGTAGTAGCTGGTAATGCTCTTATCTTTATGGGTAAGGAGGGGCTTAAGCTTTATCCTTTAAACCGATATGTAGTAGATAGAGATGGTAACGGTAATGTTATTGAAATTGTAACAAAAGAAACAATCTCGAAAAAATTACTAAAAAAAATTCATCCTGAATACAAGGAACCTAAACCTAATACACCCAATGATAACTCATCACGACACGATGATGAATGTGATATTTACACACACTGTACTAGAGACAACAATCGTTGGGTCTGGCATCAAGAAGTAGACGATCAAGTCTTACCTAAGTCAATGGGTAAATCACCACTTGACGCAAACCCATGGCTTGTGCTACGCTTTAACCACGTAGACGGTGAGGTCTACGGACGTGGTAGGGTAGAAGAATTCATTGGTGATCTTAAGTCACTTGAAGCTCTGTCACAAGCACTGGTTGAAGGGAGCGCAGCAGCTGCTAAGGTAGTGTTTACTGTTTCACCATCCAGTACAACCAAACCATCGACGCTTGCCGCAGCAGGCAACGGTGCAATTATTCAGGGTAGACCTGATGACATTGGTGTTGTGCAGGTAGGTAAGACAGCTGACTTTCAAACTGCTTATCAAATGCTAGGTAGTTTAAGTCAACGATTAAGTGAAGCATTCCTTATTCTTAATGTAAGACAATCAGAACGTACTACTGCTGAAGAAGTACGTATGACACAGATGGAATTAGAACAACAACTTGGTGGATTATTTAGTCTACTAACTGTTGAGTTCCTTGTTCCTTATCTTAATCGTAAACTAAACGTTGCACAAAAAACAGGAGAGATCCCACGTTTACCTAAAGGTGGTATTGTTAAACCTACTATTGTTGCCGGTATCAATGCCCTTGGTCGTGGTCAAGATCGTGAAAGTTTGGGTCAGTTTCTTACAATCATTGCTCAAACAATGGGACCAGAAGCTATTCAACAATTTATTAATCCAGAAGAAGTTGTCAAACGTTTGGCTGCAGCGTCTGGTATTGATGTATTAAATCTTGTCAAGAGTATGCAAGAAATACAGCAAGAACAACAACAAGTCATGGCTCAACAACAAGAAATGATGGCTCAACAACAAGAACCACAGATGGCTGCTGTTGAACAAAAACGTGAGCAAGCTGCAGTACAGATGATGCAACAAGAACAACAACAACCACCAATTTCATGAGCGAAACACTAACACTTAATGACGCACCCGCTGATCAGCCAGAACTTAATGCTGATGAGCAAGAGTCTCTCGCTGTTGCCGAGGCTAACGAAGGGGAACAACAACAGCTACTAGCAGGTAAATTTCAAGACACACAATCTCTTGAACAAGCGTACCTAGCACTACAAAAAAAACTAGGAGAACCGCGTGATGAAGCTGAAGCCGGTGAAGAAAGGGAGCAAGAAGAGCAAGTCCCCGACGAACAAGAAGATGTACCAGAAGAAAAGGATTCTGGTAAACTAACAGAACAACAAGCTACTCAATTGTTTGAAATGGTTGGTGGTGAGTCTACTTATAAAGACATGCTAAGCTGGGCTGGAAATTCTTTGTCTAAAGAAGAAGTTGAGATGTATGATTCAGTAATGGCTGATGGTAATGCTAACGCTATCTTCTTTGCTGTACAAGCATTAAATAATAAGTATCTTGATGCTGTTGGTAAAGATGGACAACTATTAACTGGACGTACTTCATCACCTTCTGCTGATAATTCATTCCGTAGTCAATCAGAACTCGTTGCAGCTATGAGTGACAAACGTTATGATAGCGATCCAGCATATCGTTCTGACGTTATGCGTAAACTTGAAAACTCTGAGCTTGAATTCTAATGACTGTTACCACCAACGATCGCGGACAACAAAACCTTTTTGCTAAAGAACCCACCATGTACACTGACGAAAACTACACTGTGAATCATAACGACAAAGCAGAAAAACTAAACGGTCGCCTAGCAATGCTAGGTGTGATGGCAGCGCTTGGAGCGTATGCACTAACTGGTCAAATTATCCCCGGAGTATGGTAATGCCACAAGGAAAAGGAACTTACGGATCACAGAAAGGAAGGCCACCTAAGAAAGGTACTAAGAAGTAATGGCTAAGAAAGGTCTCTACGCTAACATCCACGCTAAACGGATGCGCATTAAACAAGGCTCAAATGAAAAGATGCGCAAGCCTGGTAGTGCTGGTGCACCCACTGCTGCCAACTTTAAACGAGCCGCTAAAACTGCCAAGAAAAAATGATTGAATGCCCACAATGTACTGCTCCCCAGCAGTACGTTCTAGAACAACTACAGACATCTGCTGGTGTGACAGACCGTACAGCATTGGCGGTCATTATGGGTAACATCCAACAAGAATCTAACTTTAAACCTAACATCTGCGAGGGTGGTGCTATCGTTCCTTATGATCGCTGCCTTCGTGGTGGTTATGGTTTAATTCAATGGACATCAAAAGATCGTTACATTGGTCTCGGCACCCATTGTGCTAAACGTAATCAAGACCCTAGCAGTCTCAACTGCCAAACAGATTACATGATAACCGAAATGAGATTTAGAAACGATCTTTATGCTTTTCTAATGTCTTATCAAACAGTACCTTTTTACATGAATGCTGCATACTACTGGCTAGGCTGGGGTGTTCATGGTAATCGTACAACACACACTTATTCTTTTTTAACTAAACTACAATGAAAATTCTTGCTATCCTCCCCGCTGCTTTGTTTGCTGCTGCACCTGCCCTCGCTGGTCCTTATGTAAACATTGAGAACAATGCTGGCTTCAGTGGATCTGACTTTAACGGACATGTTACAGATTTCCACCTTGGCTATGAGAACAGTGCAAACTTTGGTTCGTACTACGTACAAGCTGGTCCTTCTATCTTCGCACCTGATGGTGGTGAAGAAGAGACTAAGCTTACAGGTAAAGTAGGCGGCTCTATTCAAGCTAGTGAGCGTGTCTCTATTTACGGAGAACTAGCAGCTACTTTTGATTCTGATGAAAATGATTACGGAACAAAGCTTGGTGTCAAGTATAGTTTTTAATAGCTAAATAGATTTAATGGAGGGTGCAATTCCCTCCCTAGCTTTGGACAGCCAAGTCCTAAAAATGGTCTTACTTACTAGAACAAAAAAAAACAATGAACTATTATTTAAATGACCGCTACTATTTCGCTACAAAAACAACAAAAGAATATTTGGAACAACTTCTGTGACTGGGTAACCAGTACTAACAACCGACTGTATGTTGGTTGGTTTGGAGTCTTGATGGTTCCAACGCTGCTTGCAGCAACAACCTGTTTTATCATTGCGTTCATCGCAGCACCCCCCGTAGACATCGATGGAATCAGAGAACCAGTTGCAGGCTCACTTCTGTACGGAAACAACATTATCTCAGGAGCAGTTGTCCCATCTTCAAACGCCATCGGTCTACATTTCTACCCCATCTGGGAAGCATCAAGTCTTGATGAGTGGCTCTATAACGGTGGACCTTTCCAACTTGTCATCTTCCACTTCCTTATTGGTGTCTACAGTTACATGGGACGAGAGTGGGAACTTAGTTATCGCCTTGGAATGAGGCCGTGGATCTTTGTCGCATACTCAGCACCCGTGGCAGCGGCATCGGCTGTCTTCCTTGTTTATCCCTTTGGACAAGGTTCTTTTTCAGATGCTATGCCTCTTGGCATTTCCGGTACTTTTAATTATATGTTGGTATTCCAAGCCGAACACAACATCCTCATGCACCCCTTCCACATGTTGGGAGTTGCTGGTGTTTTTGGTGGCAGCTTGTTCTCAGCTATGCATGGATCTTTGGTTACGTCGTCACTTGTTCGTGAAACGTCTGAAGACATTAGTCAGAACTATGGTTACAAGTTCGGGCAAGAGGAAGAGACTTATAACATTGTTGCAGCACATGGTTATTTCGGTCGTCTTATTTTTCAATATGCGTCTTTTAATAATAGCCGTAGCTTGCACTTCTTTCTCGCTGCTTGGCCTGTCGTGGGTATCTGGTTTGCTGCTCTTGGGGTTAGTACTATGGCATTCAACTTGAATGGATTTAACTTTAACCAATCTATTGTTGAGTCACAAGGACACGTCATTAATACATGGGCGGACATCCTGAACCGTGCTGGTCTTGGTATGGAAGTAATGCATGAACGTAATGCTCACAACTTTCCACTTGACCTTGCTACCTCTAAGGCACCCGTGATCGGCTAAAAGCACGTCCGTTCATCCTTCGGGACGCATGACACCATAAGCATGGAACGGGGCTTGTGGGACTTCTTAGGAGGTTACTGTGCAAAGCAAGACTTATTGCTATCGCGGTGTAAAGTACACCAAGTGAGATAGATCTTACAGAGGGGTGCAATTCCCCTCATCACTATTGGCATCGGCCCTTACGAGGATACCCTTTGCCGTCTAGACGGTGGGATAGACCACAATAAAATTAAATAACTCAAAGATCTTTGAGAGTCGTATAACTATTAACTCTCTAAAAAAATGGCTTTTCAATCTACGGTTAACCCCGCTCAGCTTACTCAGCTGGGCCAGGCTAACCTAACTGGAGACAAGCGTGCACTGTACCTTAAGTTGTTCAGTGGCGAGATGTTCAAAGGTTTCCAGAATAATACAATCGCTCGTGACTTGATCATGAAGCGTACACTTAAGAACGGCAAATCATTGCAGTTCATCTTTACAGGTCGTACCAAGTCAGAGTTTCATACTCCTGGCAACAGCATTCTTGGTGACTCCAATGGTGCACCTCCTGTGGCTGAGAAGACGATCACAGTTGATGACCTGTTGATCAGTTCAGCTTTCGTCTATGAACTGGACGAAGTGCTTTCTCATTACGATCTTCGTTCTGAGATCTCACGTAAGATCGGCTACGCTCTTGCAGAAAAGTATGACCGTCTTGCATTCCGTGCTATTGCACGTGGTGCACGTAAGGCTTCTCCTATCAGTGCAACTGGTTATGTCGAGCCCGGTGGTACTCAGATTCGTGTTGGTGCAACTACCAACGATTCTGATGCTTACGTTGCTGCTAACCTGGTGTCTTCATTCTATGATGCAGCTGCTGCTCTTGACGAAAAGGGTGTATCTAGCGATGGCCGTGTTGCCGTCCTGAACCCACGTCAGTACTATGAATTGATCCAAGCTGTTGGTTCCAACGGTCTGGTCAATCGCGACGTACAAGGTTCCGCACTGCAAAGTGGTAACGGCATCATCGAAATTGCTGGTATCAAGATCTACAAGTCAATGAACATTCCGTTCCTTGGTAAGTATGGTACTGCTTACGGCGGTACAACTGGTGTAACCGCACCTGGTAACACTGGTGACTTCGTGGGTGAAGCCCTTGAAGATGCTTCTGATGCTCAAACTGGTATCAATAATGATTATGGTACTGGAGCTGAATTTGGTTCTAAGTCCTGTGGTCTTATCTTCCAGAAAGAAGCTGCCGGTATGGTTGAAGCAATTGGTCCTCAGGTTCAAGTAACCAGTGGTGATGTCTCCGTGGTTTACCAAGGTGATGTTATGCTTGGTCGCTTGGCTTGCGGTTGTGATTACCTCAACCCTGCTGCTAGTGTTGAATTGTATGTTGGCGCTACTGCACCTACTACATTCTGATATTATTATATCCAACGGGAGTCTCTTCGGAGGCTCCTTTTTTTTAATTCTTTATTGAGAATAATACTCATTATCAAATTATGGCCTTCCCTACTACTGGCTCCAATACTGAGCTACAAGCTGTTAATCAGATCCTGGCGTCAGTTGGTCAGGCTCCTGTTACTACATTAACGACTGATGAAACTTTCGTATTAAACGATATTTCAAATTTTACTGGTTCTATTTCCGGCACCACTCTAACTACTACAGTAGCTAACATTCCAGTTGGCACCTATATTGGTGGACCTGGTGTAACTGTTGGTACATCTATTGCCGTTGCAGGTGTAGAAGTATCTCCAGCTACAGACCCTGTTACATATAATTATACTGTTAATATTTCCCAGACTGTATCTAGTCAGATTTTAACACAGTCTATTGCTACAAGTAGAGTTGAATCACAAACCAACCCGGACGTTGCGATTGCACTCAACACCCTAAGAGAAGTGTCTCGTGAAGTACAATCAGAAGGATGGAGTTTTAATAAAGAATACGATTACCCTATTACACCAAATTCAAATAACGAAGTAATTATTCCTAATAATATGCTTCATATGGATTTGAATAAATCTTACACACAGAATATGAATAGAGATAGTGTTAATCGTGAAGGCAAACTTTACGATAAGATTACTCATTCATTTGTCTGGACTGATGCTACCTTATACGTAGATGTTATTTGGTATTTTGATTGGCCTAGTATTCCTACTGTTATACAAGCTTTTATTATTGCAAGAGCTGCAGCAATTGTATCTAGTAGAATCATTGGTGATCCTAATCAATATCAAATTCTGATACAAAAAGAAGCCTTTGCTAAATCTACAGCTTTAGAATACGAATGTAATCAAGGTGATTATACATTCTTTGGTAGTCCTAAAGGTGGTAATTTTTATCAAAGCTATCAACCGTTCCATACTTTACAACGCTAATGCCAGCAGTAACGCAGCTAATACCAAATTTTCTTGGTGGTGTCTCACGACAAAATGATGACAAAAAATTATTAGGACAAGTAACTGAATGCATTAACGGTTACCCAGATCCTACGTATGGTCTATTAAAAAGACCAGGGATGAAACATACTAATGTATTAAAGAAAGCTGATGGTACTGCATTTACTAAGGCTGAATTAGACGGTGCTGCATGGTTTTTTATTGAACGCGATGCTGCTGGATCTTACATTGGTGCTATTAAAGGTGCAAACATTTATGTATGGACTGCGGCTGATGGTACGTGGTGTACAGTTACTAATAACGGTGCATCATATCTAACAGGTACTAAACAAAATGATTATCATTTTCGTAGTGTACAAGATGTCACAGTAATTACAAATAAAACTGTTACAACTGCTATGCAAGCTGCAGGTACTTTTGTGTCTGGTGCAGTAGCTACACTTAAACTATTATCATTAGTAGAAGCATATTCGTATGAAGTAAAAATACAAAACATTGCCACAACAGTTACTGCTCTAAACAGTACAACGTTTGATGATATGTTGTTGTATGATAGTGGTAGTGTTAATACTAACCATCATTTAGTTGATGCTGTTAAAGCTTTGATTGAAGCACAACATGCTGCATCTAATACAGACTTTGATGGTGTATGGTATCTTGAAGGCTATACAAATAGTCTTGTTATTAAACGTACCACTGGTGCAAATTCTGTTGTCACTGATTACAGTGCAACCACAGGAACAGAAGTAGCATTCGACATTGAAGCAAAAGGTGGTCTAGGTAACACAGCTCTTGAAGTATTTGAAGATGATGTAAATGATGTTGTAGAGTTACCTGCCGAATCATTTCATAACCATTACGTAAGAGTAAATAATACTGACTCTGCTGATGATGATTATCATCTTAAGTATGTTGCTTACAATGGTTTGAGAGGTAGAGGTTACTGGAAAGAAACTGTTGCACGTGATGCATCACCAGGAGTTGATGCTGCTACAATGCCGTATCAACTTGAAAATACGGGTGCATTAACATTTGCATTTAACCCTATTGCATGGAAAGCACGTGAAGCAGGTGATGATGTAACAAGTCCTGTACCATCTTTTATTGGATTTCCTGTCCAAGCATCTTTCTTCTATAGCAATAGATTTGGTTTGCTATCACAAGACAATGTAATCTTTGGTGTATCAAACGATACTTTTAATTTCTTTGTTAAATCTGCTTTAACACAAGTTGATTCAGATCCTATTGATTTAAATGTATCTAGTGTGAGACCAGTTACTTTGTCTGATGTCTTACCATCTCCACAAGGTCTCTTGTTATTCAGTGCACGACAACAGTTTCAAGTGTACTCAACTGATGCTAGTATTTTAACACCTACTACTGCTGTTATTAGATCATTGTCTAACTATGAAATGGCAACTGATATAGCACCTGTAGATGTTGGTATTACATCAGCTTTTATTAATAGAGTACCAGGTTATAGTAAGCTATTTACTATGCAACTACGTGATGTAGAACAAAGCCCCCTTGTTGTTGACATCAGTAAGATTGTCCTTGAATGGATACCTGCTACTGTAGATGGTCTAACTGTTAGCCCACAGAACTCTGTGATTATGTTAATTGATAGATCTACATCTTACCTATATCTTTATAGGTATTATAATAATGGTGAAAAAGATTTATTCCAAGCATGGACTAAATGGCAATTACCAGGTACTATTCAAACTGCAGATATTATCAATGACTCTGTAGTTATTGTATCTCAGCATGAAGATGAATACACAATAGGTACTATCATCCTTGATGAGATCCCCTCAGGAAGCTCTGTAGTAGGTACAACATCTATTACTGGTAATACATGCCTAGACATGGCTACAAGGCCAGTACAGCCTGCTGTAGGTGTCAATGCAGTGGTATATGATTCAACCAATGAGGTTACTAAAATCTATACACCCTATACTCCATTCCAGCAAAAGGAAGCTATCATGCTTCTTAGCGTACCTGAAGCAGATGTAGGTACATCTTCAGTTGTCGATGCTGATTCTGGTTTCTATTTAGCTGCTACTGAACGTACTGAAATAGGTACAGGTTACCGTTACTTTGAAGTTCAAGGTGATTATACAAGTTATGCAGATGGTATTGTCGTAGGTTATGGTTATGATTTTGAAGCAACTATGCCTAAGTTTTATTATAAACGTGATGCTACAACATCAGATTATACAGCTACATTAACTATATCAAGAGTTACATTTTCTGTTGGTAGGACAGGTCCAGTTTTATTTAAAGTAAAAGCTGGTGGTTCCGATGAATGGAAAAATGTAGAATATGTAACTGATGCTGGTACATATCTAGCAGACAGTAGTCCTGTAACAACTGAACATCAATTCACTATACCAATCCATCAACGTAATACTAATTTTGAACTTAAAGTGACAAGCAATTTTCCATACCCTGTATCGTTAGTATCGATGACATGGGAAGGTATTTATTCACCACGATTCTATAGGAGGAAATAATTATGCCAGTTATGGCGGTAGCAGGAGTAGTATCAGGCGTTGCTAGTGTTGTTGGTGGGATTTTTGGTGCATCTAGTGCTAATAAATCCAACAAAGATGCAACAAAAGCACAGAAAAAGCAAGAAGAACACAACGAAAAAGTAGCTGAACTTACTAACGAATATAACGATAAGCTTGATGAAGCTGATGTAGCTAATTATGAGGCGATGCGTGAGTATAGTCACGAGACATCTCTTCAGAATTGGCAACGTAGTGGAGAGATTCAAGACTATCAATACTTAAAGACTTTAAAAGAATACGAAAAAAATCTTGGTATTACAAGAGATCAGTTAGCTTTAAATGTCAGATCAGCAGGTGAGGCTATACAATCTGAAAAAGCAGCTGTTGATGATATGTTTCTTCAACAACAATTTCAACGTGAATCTTCTTTAGCTGCATTAAAAAGTGTTTACACTGAAGGTAACTTAAATAGAAAAGAACAGAATTTAAAATTACTTGGTATTCAAAGTCAAAAGAATCTAGGCACAGCATCTATTAACAATGCAATAGATCAGTTAATGAAAGGAGGTTCATTTGCCAGAACAAATGCACTGGTAGAAGGTCTGGTGAATGAAGGCCGTGCTGCAATGGGACAAGCAGGTAAATCAAAGGCTAAACGTCAACAATCTGCTTCTGCTGCATTACACCGTGGTCTTATGGAATTAGAAACTGAATTAACTGGTAAGCGTAAACAAGCAGGTATTGAATTAGCTCAACTAAATGCTGAGACAAGTCTTGCAAAGACAGGTGTTGGTCTTAATTTAGAACGTATTGCAAATAGTATTTCTACTGCTGAAGCTGATGCTGAATTTAACAATAGAGTAATGACTGCTAACATGAAAAGTTTTATCAGTCAAACTGAACGTAACATTAAAGAAATCCAACTGCAAAAACAAGTTGCTGATTTAAATGTAAGGGAATCTACTATGCTTAAACCAGAAAGATTGTCTTATGATCCAGTACCAGAGTTACCACCTGAACGTATCTTTATTGAGCGTATGGAAGCTATTCCTGGGTTCGTCCCACAAGCAGCCCAACAAAATGTATGGGCGCCTTTGATCCAAGGTATTGGTCAGGGAGCTAGTGCAATAGCTGGTATTGACCCAGCCGGATTAAGTAAACTATTTGGTAGATAAAAATTTATGGCACGTATCCGATACCAACCTGCTACAAAAACTAAAGGGTTCCAACCTATACAACTAACTACAGCTGGTATCTCACGGATGCGTGAAGAAACCAACCGAGTTGTACAAGGTATGGAGAAGAATCTTGCTGCTGAACAAAGACAGCGACAAGAGAATCTTCAGGCAATGCAAGATAATGCAGCCTATACCGAACGGATTACAAAAGAAAATAGAGCAATTGAAGTTCAAAATTTAAAGAACGAAGAATTATCTATTGCACAAACAGCTCAACGTGATCAGCAACAAGCTCAATATAATGCTGACGCAGCTCAAACTATACTGTCAAGTCTTTCTGATTTCAGTACAACTATAGCAAAGGAATCAGCAAGGAGAACTGCAGAGCAATTAAAAGATCAGACTAACTTAGCAGCAGCAGTCGATACAAGTAGTATACTACCAGAAATAATTGAAGCGTACAAACAAGGTGAGGCTTCTTTACTTAAAGGTGGTATGATTAATACTACGGAGTTAATGGCTGAAGGAGCACAAAACGGTGAACCTTTATCAAAAACTCTTGAAAAAATTGCGGCTGAAGCAGGTCTTGGTGCAGTAGGTCGTAAGGCTTTACTCAACAGACTTTATGGAGAAGTACACGGGACTTTTGTCTCTAACGCTTTTACTGATACAGAAAAAAAATACGAAATAAATGGTGTAAAGTTTTCTGGTATAGAAGCTGCACGTGATCCAGAAAAAACAGCTATTGTTCAATCAGATATTAACACCAAACTAGTTGATTTTTTTCGCAGCTCATATGGTATTACCGAATCTTTATATTTTACTGATGGTAAAACAACGGCTCAAAAAAGAGACGCAATTATTCGAGATCGTTCTGAAGTAAATAAACAAAAGTTTGAAAAAGAAATTATACTTCAAAAAGCTGCTGATATAGCATTAGGGGGTACAACAAATAATTATACAGCAGCTTATGAACTAGCAAAAACTATTGGTGGCTATACTGAAGGACATCAATTTCTTACAAATCAAATAGGATTTGCTGAAACAGATGCTCAAGTAGAAGCTATTGGTAATATTATTACTGATGATGGTAGGTTGTATAAGGATAGATTTCCTAATAAATTTAAACCTGCTGTTCAAGCAAGACAAGATAGGATTTCCCAACGTAATAGAGAAAATTTAAGAGTTAGAGCAGATCAATATCGGGCTTTAGAAGAAGCAAATTTTGATTACTTAAAAAGTGAAATTGATAAAAACCCTCACTCAGCTTACAGGGATATAGAAGAAGCAGCAGCAGAGGCAGGTACAACACCTAGTGCTAGAATTAAACTAGCTCACAAATCTGCACTTAAAAATTTAGCTAATCAAGAAAGTGCTCTTTTAGATTCAAAAATTTTAAGCCGTAGTTTGGATTCTACTTTTATAAATGCATTAGAAGATGATAAAAACAGAAAGCGAGCTATAGAAGCTTTCAAGCAACTACAATCACAAGAGTTAGGTGGTGAATTAGGTGTAGGTATTGTTTCTGGTTTTAATCAAACTGCAAAACAGCAAACCAAAATTAATGCTCCTATGGGTACTCAACAGACGTACCTTTTTGAAGCTAGAATGTTGAATGAATATAAAGCTCATTTAAAAAAACACGGTGATCCACTTGCTGCTAATCAATACGTTCAAGATTTAATAACAGCTGGTAATAATGATGATAAAAACAGTCCTTTCTATAAAGAAAATAGAGGGACAAGTATGTATTACCCAAACCTAGAAACTCCTAGCAAAGATAAAGCAACCCAAAGGTTAAACATTAATAAAGCAGTACTTGAAAATGGTATTGGTGTTGTTGACATGCCTGAAGCATTAGCAACAACTCAAGAAATGGATGCTTCTTATTTATCTTTTTCTAGGAATAATGTAGGTCAATATCCTGCTGGAATATTACAAGCTGCCGAACTAACAGGAAATACACCGTCTGAAATCTTTAATGCACATCGTAAAGCAAACAATAAAAAATACGGTACTAATAAACCTTTGATTACACCATCATTAATTACTGATGCAATTGATCAGGCAAACCCTAGAATTAGAAAGCTGCTTACCTCAGGTAATGAGATGCAGGTAAGAAAAGGTGCAATGGAGATGATCGGCACAACATCTTCTGCCTTGCGTCCTACTTTTAGAAACACACCTTTACAGACATTTGCACCTCAAGTTTCTTCAGTTACTTTTGATACAGGTCAACCTGGTATTGATGTTTTCTTTGAAGATCATAACTTTCCAGCAGTATTACCAGGTATGGTAAAAGATATAGGGTATCAAGTAAATGCTAATGGATCAGGTTATGGTCATTATTTAGTTATTGAATCAATTGATCCTGCTACTGGAGAACCTGTAGATGTTCTATATGGACATTTACCATCTAAACCTACACAGTCTAGAGGACAAAGTATTGCTTTAGGTGAAATTATCGGTAAACAAGGTGGTACTGGTAGTGTACAAAGTTATGATGGTACAATTGCTTCAATTGATTTCTTAGCACCAGCTCCTCCTGGTAGTGGTTCAATGACACCTTATAGACATTATGATTCTTTAAGGCGTAGTATTGCATCTCAATTACAATAACGGCAAACAAAATTAGAAACAAACTATGAACGATCCTACACAAGATCCTGGTTTAGGCGCAGATTTTGTACTGGATGAACAAGAACGTCAAGCTCAACTCTCTAACGAACAAATTCAAGAAATTCAACAGAGAATTGACGCTGCGCAAGCGCAAGAATTGGCGGACACTGAACAATCCATGCAACCTCCTACGGGAGGAGAACCGCAACAACAACAGGATCTAGGCACCTCTACGGCGGAGCCATTCGATAAAAGTAAAGACTATTCTTATTACGCTGCTCAAGGTATGAGTAGGGGAGAATGGAATAGGAATCAGATGAGTTCAGGTGTAGACAGTGATATGCAAGCCATTGCTGATGATCCTAGGACAGCACTTGAATTAGTTACTGCTATACCAACAGGTATGGTAGATTTTGGCGTTGAACTTTTTAATGCATTAACAGGTGTTAGTGCTGAACAAGATGCACAATATGGTGGTACAGGTGGTATCCCTAAGATCACTAAATATGAAGACACTGTAGCTCAAACCGTAAGAGAAATTTCTTCTGTTGTCGCACCTACAATCTTACTACAAGGTGCTGGTTTGTCTTTAGGTACTAAAGCACAAGCTGTGGTTAATAACCCACTTGGTAAATCAGCTTTTGTAAAATTCATGGGACAACGTGGTATCGAAGCTGGTGCTAGTGTTGCAGTTGGTTCTGTTAGTGAGCAGTACACAGAAGATAATATGTTGGGTCAGATTAAGAAATCCCTACCACCTCAATGGGATTTTATACCTGATAGCTGGGCAACACTTGAAGGTGATAGCACAGATGAAAAACGTCAAAAGAATATTAATGAAGATCTAGCACTTGGTTTTCTTATTCCTTTTGTAAGCTTTGCTGGTAAACTAAAGGGTTCTTTAGATGAAGTAGCTGATTTATTTAAAGCACCACCTACAATTGTTGGAGAATCAGATCAAGCAATTAAAGCACTTGCTGATATGAGACCAGCTCCTAAAAGTAATGACCTTACTGAAGAGCTAACTAACTATGCACGTAAGCAGGAAGCTGACTTAGATGAACTTGGATATTATAATATGTCTAAGAATCCTGAAGGTAATGTAGCAATGAAAGGCGTACATGATTTGTACGACTGGAATGAAACAGGTATGCGTTCAGTCGATGACTTTGGTATTATTGGTGCTAGTGTAGATGCAGCACGTATTGCATCAAATAAAGGTACAGTATATGGTCGTCTAGGTAATTTCATTAGTGAACCTGCTCTTAAGTTTGGTATTGATACACCTGGTGGTGTAGAAGAAATCACTATTGGCCTTGCTAAACAACTAAAAGATGCTGATCGTTATAGGATGGATGCGGCTGATTGGGCAATTAGTTTTGATGAAATTCAAGCTCAAGGTGAGAATCTTGTTGTAGAATTATTTGACCCTACTGTTGGTGTTGATGAGATTAGACGGATTCTTGATCCAGTTAT